CGGCTCGAAGCGCTGAGTCGAACTCAGCTGCAACTGCCCGAGCCCGTAGAACCGGTTGCCGTTCAGCATTTTGCTGATTTCAGAGCTCAGGCTGTCGAGGAGCAGCCCGCCCTGAGGCATGCGAAGTTTACTTTTATGGGTACAAACCCACACGTAAAGTACGGGTAAATAATAGGTTTTGCTCGGCACCGACAATATATCGACGTCGAAGCATATGAATGTAGTGGCTTCGTCAACTGTTTCCGGAATGAACTCATACGGAAACAGTTGCGTATACGCCAGCTTGTGATTTGGCACGGCTGCCTGCTCGTTGCCGGTCACCAGCTTGACGATGGCGTCGTTGCTGCACAGATCCTTCATCAGCAAATTCTTATAATCGAAAAATTCCTCGAGATCCATTACAGCCACACCTCCTTTTTATCGTCGGCGTTCGCCGCTTCCTCATCCGTCGCCTTCCGCACGATCTGCGCCACGGTGTACTCGCTGTCCTTGTGGTCGCTGTCAAGCTCGGTAGACGGATGCCAGTTGCTGTAGTCGGCAACGCGCAGCTGCTTATTGTCGGCGTCTGTCAGATTGACCTCGTTTAGTATGAAGCGAAAAACGCCTTTATGGTTGTAGACATTGTAGAGTTTATTCGGTTTCGTGATTTGGTACGCCAACACGGCGTCCGAATCCTCGTCGTCGATCAGGAAGCGCAGCCCGCGTTCCAGCTCTACGGTATCCTCATCTTTGCCAACAGTAACGGCAATTCGGGCGTCGCCGATCGTGAGGAATTCTCTGGTGCGCTCGCCAATTAGATCCGTTGTGTTTGGGCGCGAACGCTACTTCACGCCTGACGCAAAAACGTCCTCCGAGTTTCCTCGGAGCGCAGACTATATCTTCACCATACCGCATTACGCGGGTTAGGGCTCCCCATTTCCGCCCGCTTGGGCGTACTCCCGCTACCGGGATAGTCGTTGAACGTTCCTTGACATTTATCAAGGCTTCGCTGCTGATTGCCCAATCCCCTAAGGGCTCTAAGGGTGTTCCAGCAATTAAGGGAGTTGTTCTTGCATACCGTTTCCAGTATGCCAAGCAAGGGCTGTTTGGCAGCCCCAACTTCGTGCCGTCCTCGGCTACGCACCATTTCTCTTTTAGCGTGCCGTCCTTGCCAATCCAGCGAAGGATGTGGTTGCACTGCCGCATGATCGCCTTGTCATAGACCAAGTTGTCCGGATCCATCTCGACGATCAGCCATTTATTGTTTGCGAAATCGACGATACCGCCATGCTCCAGGTGCTCACCCGGAAGCGAGAAAATTTTCTTCTCGTCCATTTCAGCCGTGTGTGTAATCATCACGGTCTGGTCGACCCCGTTGATCTTCACCTGGCGGCAAGACAGAGAGTCGACCATGCGCCGGCGCTCCGTCTTGATCAGGCTCAGCAGCTGCTTGTCGCGCTTGGAATGGCCAAGCGCCTCGCGGTATCTGTCATACTTTTCCCACACGCTTGCCACGGTAATCACCGCCGTCCACGGGAGGGAACTTCGCCTGCATCCGCTTGATGATGCTAATGCACTTGAATACCTCGCTCTTCGTGGTCGCGACGTCGCAGTCGTGGTCAACCATGTACTGCAGCGTCGACAGGAGCGCGAGGTACTGCGGATCATCGTTGAGCGCGGTGATCAGGGCTTGGTTGCCCAGCATTTCGCGCTGCAGGCTTTGGATGTAGTTGGGCAACGTGGGCTCGCCAGATTCGCGGATCGGGAGGATCTTGTAGAACTGGTTGATGTAGTTGCCGAGCTTCTTTGCAAACATAGTGTCGCTAATTTCCATATTTTCAAACCTTGTCTTCATTTAAATATAACACTCCTTGAGATCTCCATGCCTGAATGAGTATTCCCGCATTCGGTTGACGAAGCTTTGATTCGCCAGCTTATAGGCATTCGTAATTCTGTAAGTAAGTTCGGCCGGGGAGTAATGTGTAAAATCGACGGTGTTGAGAGTTACAGCCAGGTTCTCCTGCTTGTACAGGTGCTGCCGTAACCATTGGCACACCATGCCGTCTGACACAATGTCGACGATCTCCTCGACGTCATTTTCGGTCGCGCCGTCAAAGGTGTACTGTCGCGCAAGGCTGTCGCCATGGGCGATGTCGTACACGCAGATGTCGCTGAACTGGGACGCGGCGCGAAGCATATAGCCGTCAACCAGAGATTGACGGTCTTCGAGTTCCAAGTCCAGCAGGTCGTATTCGGTAATCTTCGCAAGGAAGGCCGACGTGAAAGCGTCGTAGCTAACCGTCACGCGAGGTCACCTCATTTCTCGATCAATTCCACACCGAGAGCGCCTTCCAAAGTGTTAATGGCCCGGATAGAGTCGATCTTGCCTTCGCGAATCAACTCTCTCGCACGATATACCAGCGAAGAACGTTGACCCTTGGACAGCAAACTAATTCGGCGTTCCATCTCTTCGGGCTCCATCGCGAACACCGAGTCGAACTCGTCATACGACAGAGCGTTTTCATAGTAGCGCTCAACGCCAAGATAGGCGATCACCTCTGGATCATCCAGCAAAAACCAATTGTTCTCATAGAACGATTTGTAAGAAGTCTTGGCAGCACGCAGCTCGCGCAGCTCTACGTCCTGTTCGTCTCCGAACTTTTCCCAGACATAACGTTCGCCGGTCTTGCGGCTCTTATATATGAGCTTGCCATTGAACCCGTTTCGCACAGGGACGTACATATTCGGATCGAGTGCAGGAGCCTTCGCTACGAACTTCTTCTCTTCAGGCTTCTCGATAACCTGAACGGCGGGCTCATCGGTTTTAATAATAGTCGTCTTCGCAGCTGTAGTGGCTGCGGGCTTTGTAGTTGTATTCCTTGCCATAATTCCATCCTTTCAATCAGAAGGCCGGGCATGAGCGCCCGGCCCAGTGTTTAGTTGTCCGCATCACGCGGTTTGTTTTGTAGATTAGACGGGCAGAGTGTAACGGCCAATGCCTGCGCTGTCACCAGCAAGCAGGATGGCAGTGCCGTAACGCTCGCCATACAGATCCATAACGTTCAACCGGAATCGCTATTTCCAGTCAGTAATATCGTACTTCTATGCGTTTCCGCACAGTGCAGATCATATCTTCATCCTTCCGGATGCCTACCACTTCGAGCACCAATCGCTTGTGCCCTACTCCCACACGGGGATGATCGTTGAACGTTCCGCTGTTCGCGGCTTCGCTGCTGATCTCCCATTACAACAGTGTTTAGGATTTAACCATGCACCATCCCTACACTTCTTTCTGCTTTCGCCGCCGTCGCGTTTAGGCGTTTCATCCTTGCGCTGTGGCGTGTAGGTCTTTAGGGATTTCCAGCAATTCAATAGGTTGTTTTGCGAACACCTCTCGGTGAACGGGAGCTATATGTACATAGTGTATTCTAACTCCTGAGTCAGATCCTGATTGTGGAGCGGATCGCCCATAATCAGAGTAGAATCGCCCTCATAGATAACCTTAAGGGGCTTGTCCTCACCAGCAACAACAGTAATAATGTTATCCGGCAAGACAAAATCAGTGGAATGAACCTTATGACGCTGCGGCAGAGCCACAACGGGGGTGCCATAAAAACGGCCGAAGTAGCCCATATTGTACAGGTCACTCTTACTCTCGTTGCCCTGGATCGACGGAGCCAGGTTGCGCAGCGCGACCTTGGTACCAATAATAGTAGCCTGCTTGCCGCTTGCAGACGCCTCTACGTGAGAGACCAGCTCCAGCATGGCGTCCTCGTCATACGGGCCAGCAGCCGGGAAATACGTGGTGCCGCCAAAGTCATCAGACGTGGCATTCATCCACAGGGCGTAAATATCGTCCAGCAGCTTGCGGCGGAAAGACTCACCCACGCGCTGAATCATGTTATTGAAATCTATCTGACCAGTCAGGATACGGTTCAGCTCATCATAGATCTTCACGACCTTGAAAGAGGTCGGAACAGAGATCTGATGGTAACCGGCCAGACGCTGTCTCCTGATGCCCTGAGTAGAGTCAGCAGCTTCGGAAACTGTAAAAAGATTATCGTTTTCTACCGTGAAAATATTTTGGTCTCCGAGCGCAATATTGCGGAAGTCGACCATCGCGTTGAAAAATTCATCCTGTAATGTTCGGTTTGTATATTATGACGCTATTCCTTCGCTCTCAGAATTATTAAGGGCATTCCTTACTATTGCAACCGCTTCCTCAAAGCCCCAACCTTTATACAATCGATAACATAATTGCTTATATGGTAGCTTCAATATCCTCGCCCAATCAGCAATAGAGTGTGTTTCCCCATTATATGTATAATACTTATTGGTTCTTTTATTGTTCTGCTGAATATCATTTGTAACCCATCTGCAGTTTTCTGGACAATAATTACCATTGACATCAATACGGTCTATTGACAGATCGTCGGCATAACCGTTATTAATAGCCCATTCATAAAAAGCCATAAAATCATCCAACCATTCTTGACAGATACTAATGCCGCGACCTCCATACCTATGGTACTGAGGATAATTCGGTTGCGTACAGCGCGCACGCATAGCTTTCCAAATACCATAAATCCTCGTATTTGTCATGCCGTGTGTTTTGTGCCGGTTGGTAAACTCATCCAATGTCTCCTGTCTGCGACATCCGCACGATGTCGTATCGCCCTTCCTTAAATCCATAGTCGTAGCATAAGTTATATTGCCGCAATCACATATGCACTTCCATCTGCGTTTCCTGTCTTTTCCACCTTTGCATATATGATCTTCTGCCCTTTCGAGTACAACCAACCTGCCAAACCTTTCACCAACCAGATCAATAGCTTCTGCCATCAACATACCACCTTTCAATTCGCGTCATAATAAATTGGCTCGCTACGCCCAACCAGCGCAATAGCGCATCTCCACCTCTCAGTGAAGCACGGACTACATCTTAGTCCTACTAATATTATAGTTTTCCTATGTTAAATTCATCTGACTATCTTTGACCAATATTAATAGGACCTCTACCACTTCGACCGCCAATCGCTTGCGGCCTACTCCCGCTACCGGGATAGTCTCTGAACGTTCCCCTCTTCGGGGCTTCGCTGCTGATCACCCGCTTTTACTAGCACTTAGGGTTTAACCATATACCATCTCTGCATTTCTTTCTGCTTTCGCCACCTTCGCGCCTGCCCATATTTCATGGCTACGCTGTGGTACACAGAGCTCTTAGGGTTTTCCAGCAATTCGATAGATTTCTTTTCGATCAGATTACTCTGAACGTGAGCTATGCAATATAACCCTGCAGACCTTCGACGACCACTCGGGACAGGATCTCCTCCACAAGAGTAAACAGACCCTGGCACTTGCCGTCGCGGATCGCCTTATAGTTCAGCTTAGTGGAACCGTTGTTGGCCTCGATCATAGCCTTGCGCAACACTTCCATAGAATCACCAGTGGAATACTTGTCAACATTGCCGTGGTATGCATCAACGGCAAGCTTGACGATATCGTTCATATCAGCCATTGTTCTTGCTCCTCCTTCCAAAAATTACGCCACGCGCACAACGTAGTACACATAGCCGCTGCCAGCATCTTCGACAGCAATGATCTTGCCGACCTGAGTAGAACCGCTGGTCGCAGACGCAACCACATTCAGCTTGGTACCAGCCATCAGCTCGACGGCGTCGCCCTTCTTGGGAGTATAGCCAGCAGCCACATTCAGACCCTCGATGGTCACGCCGAACTCATCATTGCGATGCAGGTAGTAAATGCGCACGTTAGCGCCAGCACGGTTGATGAATTCATTCAGACCGCGCTTGCGCTCGTCATACAGTACCTCAGGAGAAGCCACCAGGCCAATCTGCTCCAGAGGAGTAGTAGCAGTAGGGGCAACGGCGCGATGCAGCTCGCGCTCGCCATCCAGCAGATCGCCAACAGCAACCACGTTGCCGTTCTCAATTTCCTTCTCGACGTCGACGCTCTTGCCACCGACAGTCTCTACCTCATAGTAGCGGATGGAATCAAGATACGCACCATTGTAGGTGCCGGTCATATTGTCCGTCCGCACGACAGAATACTTTGCCATGTTATTTTTCCCTCCAATATATTATTCGTGATTTCCAACGCCATATTCAACGAACAGCCCGCCATATGGCTCATCCGGCTCAAAGCTCGCGCCATGTTCCACCGGCAACCTCACCGGCTTTGTATTAACGCTGAACTTCATCTGCATATTGCGCCCGCGAATCGCGAAGCACTTGTCCTCGATGTCCTGAATAGACATCGCCTCGCAGCCGTCCTTCAACGCCTTGAACCGCTCATCCTCGGCCAGATCCGCGAACTGCGCGAACACCTCTTCGGCCTTCGCCCTATGTTCCGCCTTCTCGGCCTCCTGCTTGAACGTCCGCAGATTGGCAACCTCAGCCGCCACCGCTGCGAACCTCGCCTCGGCGCTGTCCATCATATGCTTGTAGTTAAACTGCGCGTCGCTGCCATTGTCATAATCCACAAACGCCAGCTTCTTGCGCGTCTTGCTATCAAAGTCAATGACGACCTTGTCGCCGTTCAGTGTATACTTGAACCCATAGAGATTCCAATCCTCATTGTCATAGGCGTAGATCTCCATGGCGGCGGGATCGTAGTCCGTATAGTTGTAGCGCGGCCAACTGCCCCACTCGTCGGTGATCATCACGGCATTCAGAGAATCCATGATTTCGTTCCACATCTGTTCACCGGTCAGCGAGAACTGACGCCGCTTCTCAACAGGAGCGTCATCATCGTCGTCTTCCTGCGGGTCGGCCTCGCCTTCGCCGTCCTGACCATCGCCTTCGCTCTGACCACCTTTGGCATCATCGCCGTCACCGGCGTCGTCGCCTTCGTTCTCCTGCTCGCCGCCCTGCTCGCCATCGCCAGCACCGCCGGTCTCACCGTTCGCCTCGCCGCCTTCATCGGCAAACTTGGCAGCCTTGATCTCAGCAAACTTCGCCTCGATCTCATCGTCGGTCATGCCGTCCAGCTCGAACGTCACATCCTCGGCAACCAGGCCGTACTTCTTCAGGAGTTCCTCATATTTTTCCAAGGACCCTTCCCCTCCTTTCAAACTGTTTTCCTCGCCCTTCGGCGGTAAATTTATGTCATCCGCCGAAGCGGTAATGACTGTAGAGAATTCCCTCTTAAAATCGGCCATCATTTCATGAAGCCGCGAGCCGACCTTGTCCACCGAGAACATGCCCACCTGCGCGGACTCGAAGCAAGGCTCAATGCCCTCACCCAGCAAACAAAACGCCGTAAACTCAAAGGCGTCGATCTGGAACATGCTGTCCACGACCTTACCCTCGTTAATCCGGATCTCCATGGACTGCCCGGAAACGCCGTCGGCCTTCAGCTTTTCGTACACCGGTGTCCGCTTCCACAGAATCGCCGGTGTGCTCAGATACTCGTTGACAGTGCCGTCGGCCTCAGTTACAGTCTCCCAACGCCACTCCGGATTCTCCGGCACAACGCCAACCGCATCGGTCATGTTGACCATCTTCAGGCCGGAGTCGGTGTCGACGAAATCAACGTCGTGGCCGCCGATGGTGTCGGATGCCACATCGTAGTTGGCAACCAACGGACAGTAGGCCATCGTGGGAATTGCTTTTTCAATGGCCTCTTTTGAAATAATAGTTTTATTGCGATTTACCCCCGCGTAACAGACCCGCAACATACAAGAGTCGAACGAGTCGTTGACCGAAACGATCTGCGAGATGGACGCGGGGTACCAAAAATGTGCTTCGGTCATCGTCCATCACCTACTTCAAAATGTCATGATACTGGACACCACGCACGGAATCTGGAGGTCGAACTCCATATCCGGCTTGTTCTCAAAGCAGTAAACGCCATTGCGCTCGTCCGCCTTGAGCAGCTTGTATCCGTGCTTCTCCAGCAGCTCCTTCGATTCCAGATCCATCACATATATGAACACCTTTTAATCTTCATCCCTTTCTTGCGAAACTTCACCGGCGTCCGTAAGATCGCCGATATCTGCCTTTGGCCGGCCAACCTCGCCGTCACTGTTGCTGTCGCTGGAGCTCATCGTGTTGGAGCTTTCAAGCGGATGCAGCCGATCCTTCAACTTGAGCACGTCGTCCTCAAGGAACGCCATGCAGTCAAGATCGTCTTGGGTTAGACCCTGAGATGCGGCATAGACGCTCAGTGTTGGCAAACCATATGTGGCTGCCTTGAGTGCAGCGTCGCCATACTCCTTACGGTTGAACGGCGACACGTCAAGGAATGTTACCTTGAAGTACTTGCCGTAGTTATGCCTGTGTACGAAGCGATTCAGCATAGATTCCAGGCTTTTTACTATGCTATAAGTAAGCTCCTGGTCAACCTTAATGGACAGTAGCAGCGCATTTGAAGACCTTTATGTTAACTCCACGTTTCCGTAGAGAGCAGACCATATCTTAATCCGGACGCCCGGACCCCTACCGCTTCGGGCTTTCGCCCTACTCGCCGCCGCGATGGTCGTTGAACCTTCCCCTCATCAGGACTTGGCTGCTGATCACCCAATCCATAGTCTTCTCTACCGTCACGCCTGCGCGTATCTCATCGCTACGTTGTGGTAACTATGGCTCTCAGGGCTTCCCAGCAATTCAATAGGTGATTTTTCGTAAGCCTCTCAGCCTACGCAGCCAATTCATTCTTAGCTTTTGCGTTATTGAAAAGCAAACTGGACACGCCAGCTGCTGTAAACAGGTTCTGCTCAGCATCCTCGATTGTATTAATGGTGCCGGGATGCGTGCGTTCAAAACTGATCTTCGTAATATCCATCGGAGTCAGAACAGCGCCTATCTCCTCTGGCAAAACCGCGTCCATGTTCTTAAAGAACTTGACCGCCTTCTCATAATCGATATTGTAATTACCGTCATCGTCTAATCCTATACGCATTGCCAGCATACAGTAGTTCTCTATCTCTTCTTTGGTCAGCCGCAGATCCCTGTACTTCTCCAAGTCAAAGATCTCCCGCAGCAACCCCACAAACGGAGGCATCGCATACGCCGCCACATCCTTATTGCACTTGATGGCAAATG